CAGTCATGATGCCAATCAAGATCGATATCAATTATGGCATCATCATCATCACGACTTGACAACAGCAAAGATATCAGGTATAATGTATTTAAATATCCCCAAAGATATTGATACGTTTGATACTAGTGGCACTGAGTTTAGTATAGGGCATCCAGAAAAAGATCCTACGTTTTTTATTAAACCAGAATATTTTTCTTGGATGATATATCCTAGTAATCTTTGGCACAGGCCTGGACCATGCCCTAGTGTTCAAAATCGGTTTGTTCTTGCAGCAGATATGGAATACCAATGACTTTTATCCTTGTAGATACGGCAAATACATTTTTTCGTGCTAGACACGTGATCAAAGGTGATGCAGATACCAAATTAGGTATGGCCATGCACATTACATTAAACGCTATTAAAAAAGCATGGCAAGATTTTGATGGCGCCCATGTGGTGTTTTGCCTCGAGGGGCGTAGTTGGCGAAAGGATCATTACGCACCGTACAAACGTAATCGTCAAGTTACGCGAGCAGCCATGACCCAGAAAGAGCAAGAAGAAGACAAACTCTTCTGGGAAACATTTGACAAATTTAAAGAATTTATCAGTACTAAGACCAATTGTACTGTGTTGCAACATCCACAATTAGAAGCAGACGATCTAATTGCCGGGTTCATACAATCGCATTCCGATGCCGATCATGTTATTATCTCAACCGATAGCGACTTCGTACAATTGATTGCGCCCAATGTTAAACAGTATAACGGTGTTGCAGAAACCTTGACTACACACACTGGTATTTTTGATAAAAAAGGCCGACTGGTTGTAGATTCCAAGACTAAAGAACCCAAATCTATACCTGACCCGGAATGGTTGCTATTTGAAAAATGCATTCGCGGTGACACTAGTGACAACGTGTTTAGTGCGTATCCTGGGGTGCGTAAAACTAAAATGAAGGAAGCGTTTGAAGATCGTAACAGCAAAGGATTTGCTTGGAACAATCTCATGTTGCAACGTTGGGTAGACCACGAAGGTAAAGAACACAAAGTATTAGACGATTATAATCGCAATGTACAACTTATTGATTTAACTGCACAGCCAGCGGCAATCAAAACTTTAATTAAAGAAACTATAGATGTACAAACAAAAGATCCAAAAAATGTAGACCAGGTAGGAATTAGATTGTTAAAATTTTGTAATCTGTTTGATTTGCAACGTGTTGCAGACAACATTCAGCAGTATGCCCAACCATTTCAAGCAAAATATGTATCAGACAATTCGTCAGTATGACTGTAATCAAGGAATGAAAAACACATGAATATAACAGCAAAACCCATTGTAGATGGTAAATTTTGGATAGTTGAAGAAGACGGTGAAAAAGTAGCCACCCTGCACAAAAAAGAAAACAACAAATTTATGTTGAGTTCTAAAACGGGCGAGGCTATGTTTAATAAAAAAGATGATCTAATAAAAAGATTTGGAAAAGACTTCTTTCAATCTAAAAGCAAAAGTGTAGTATCCAATGCACAAGACAATGACGTACATACATTTCCATCGGCGTCTAAGGCATATAATGCCATGTACGATGTTCAGAGAAAATTACCGCTGTATACCAAAAGTTCTCAAAGCAAAAGTCTATATTGTGCAGGATACTATGCCATTCAGTTTAACAAAGGATGGGTCAAAAGTTTTTGTCCTAAGTTAATCACTGTAGAAAGATACCCTTACAAAGGACCATTTCGAACAGAACTAGAATTAAAACAGGTGTTGAGCAATGTCAAACCCGATTAATACCTATCCTATAACGTCCCTAATACAGCAGATAAAAGCAGCAGATATCAGTCAGCAAAAAGAGATTAGAATAGACATAAAGAATGCAAAATTATTGTCTTATGCGTTGGCGGAGATTCTCAGCAAAGTCAATCAAGACTACGAAACATTGTTGAAAAATCTACAAAAAAGTACAGGCGACACTGTTACTGTACAACTAGACGGAGGTGGGTTTTCTAATCAGTAGTAGATAAATATATACGTAGTTTATGGAGAACTTATGAGCAGACCAAAGCCGCGTATATTATTAGAATATGTCGACAAGAAAAATTACAAGTGCGAGCAAATACTCGACGCTGATGCTATCTGGGCGGTGTTTTATAAAGAAAAACCATTTAACTTAAAAAGTTTTAACAGTTTGGTAAATTATCCTGGCCCAAAATATAAAAAAGTAAGTTTCAGCAACCCCGGACATGCTATTAATTTAGTAAAAAAACTTAATACACAATTTGCATGTAAGGATTTTTCAGTCGTAATGTTGACACAGGGGAAAACATTAAAATGATTTCCCAGGAACTGTACACTAAATTCTTTTTAAAAGAATGGGGTAAAAGTACAGATGATGCCAATTTAAGACTGTATAAACACACTTGGTGGCACAACACGAGAACCAAAAATCAAGGCGGTCTACGCCTTACTGAGAAGGGGTTAGAGTTCTTAATTACAGAACTAAAATTAAGAGATTATGAGATACCCTTTTTAGATAACATTGAATTGAATCCACAGTTAATTATATTTTTGGATAATTTTTTGGACTGTCCTTATTTTTTAGGTCATCAAAGTCTAACTGTGTTTTCGGAAAAAAAATCATTTGAGTTGTATATGTTTTCGGACGACATTCGAAGATACGGGCTAATAAAAGCCCTAAAAAAACAAAAAGAATCAAAAGAAACTTAGCCAAAATAAGTTGACAGGCTCCGTGTTTTGTTATACAATAGCAACACTTAAACAGTTTTTTACAAGGAGCTAGTATGTCAGAAGTATCCACCCGCACAGTAGGACCCAAGGCCGCTAAACGTGCCGTCCAAAAAGCATTTAAACATAATCGTCCTCTGTTCTTGTGGGGGCCTCCAGGTATTGGCAAGAGCGAAATTGTTCATCAAATTGGCAAAACTATCGATGCTCATGTAATTGACATTCGACTGAGTCTGTGGGATCCCACAGACATCAAAGGTATTCCTTACTTTGATTCAACTATCAACAAAATGGTATGGGCTCCGCCATCGGAACTGCCAGATGAACAGATGGCAAGTCAACATAAAAACGTAATTCTTTTTATGGACGAAATGAATTCGGCTGCCCCTGCTGTACAGGCTGCGGCTTATCAATTGGTTCTGAATCGTCGAGTTGGCACTTATAAACTGCCCGATAATGTTCTTATTGTTGCGGCTGGTAATCGTGAAGCAGACAAGGGCGTTACTTATCGTATGCCTGCGCCGTTGGCAAACCGCTTTATTCACTTGGAAATGAAAGTGGATTTTGACGATTGGTTTGAATGGGCTACTGCCAATCGCATTCACAAGGATGTGGCAGGTTTCTTGCAGTTCTCTAAAAAGGATCTCTACGACTTTGATCCCAAAAGCAACAGCAGGTCGTTTGCTACACCACGTAGTTGGACATTTGTATCTGATCTGTTGGCAGACGACGACGGCGACGAAAACACTTTGGCAGATTTGATTTCCGGCGGTGTTGGCGAAGGGCTAGCGATCAAGTTTATGGCGCACCGCAAGGTTTCGGGCAAACTGCCTAATCCTAGTGACATTCTCAAAGGCAAAGTTAAGAAAATGGATACTAAGGAAATCTCCGCTATGTATTCATTAACTGTGTCATTGTGTTATGAACTCAAAGATGCTGCCGACAAAAACGCTAAGGATTGGAACAATCAAGTCAATTGTTTCTTTGAATTCATGATGAATAATTTTGAAACCGAATTAGTTGTTATGGGTACTAAACTTGCATTGACTCAATATCAACTGCCGTTGGATCCAGATGAGATTACTTGCTTTGACGACTTCCATGCCAAATACGGCAAGTACATTAGTCAGGCAACAGAACGCCGCTGATCTAGTTCAAAATCAATTGACAGGACCTTAGGGTCCTGTTATAATATATACATTATACAAAGGAACAATTATGTCCGAATTAGATCCCATTGTCGATAAAATTGTTGTGGCTCGGATTGGTCTACTGCTACGCCATCCGTTCTTTGGTAACATGGCTACTCGTTTGCGAATTGTAGATGGTAGCGAATGGTGTAATACTGCGGCAACTGACGGCAGATCATTATTTTATAGTCGAGAATTTTTTCAAGATCTTACCCCAAAACAAGTAGAATTTGTCATTGCACATGAAATTTTACACAATGTTTTTGATCACATGATGCGTGTAGAAGGTCGTGACCGAAGCATCTGGAATGCCGCCGCTGACTACTGTGTTAATGGACAATTAGTGCGTGATAAAATTGGCGAAGTTCCTCCTAAAATTAAAATTTTCCACGATCCTAGACATTACGGTAAAAGTTGCGAGCAAGTATATGACGAAATTTACGAAGAAGAAGATGAAAAAAGTCTTGCCGCTTTGGGCCAATTGTTAGACGATCACATTGATTGGGAGAAAGACAGCGATGGTACTGATCGACCTCAGCATAGTAAAGAAGAATTACGTAAAATTCGAGACGAGGTTAAAGATGCAGTGATGCAGGCAGCGAGTGCGGCAGGTGCTGGTAATATCCCAGCATCTGTGGCTCGAATGATCAAAGACATGACCGAGTCTAAAATGAATTGGCGGCAAATTATTCGGCAGCAAATTCAAAGCACTATCCGCAATGACTATACATTTGCTCGACCCAGTCGTAAGGGATGGCACGTTGGTGCAATACTGCCAGGCATGAATTATCTCGAAACAATTGACATTGCAATCAGTCTTGATATGAGTGGATCTATTTCAAACGAAATGGCACAAGATTTCCTTGGTGAGATTAAAAACATCATGGAGGAATTTAAAGATTACAAAATTAAATTGTGGACTTTCGATACTCGTGTATACAATGAACAAGACTTCGATGCTCACGGTGGTAGTGACCTTTTAGACTATGATATTCAAGGCGGCGGTGGAACTGAGTTCGACTGTAACTGGAATTATATGAAGGAACACGATATTAATCCTAAAAAGTTTATCATGTTTACTGACGGATATCCGTATGGTTCTTGGGGCGACGAAAACTACTGTGATACTGTATTTGTCATCCATGGCAATGATTCAATTGTCCCGCCATTTGGCACTGTAGCATACTATGACGCAGTTACTGAAGATTGATGCGGATGCGTTTTCAGCAGGCCAGATTGAGAGTAAAATCTGGGCCGCTGAACAATTAGAATCGATTGTTAAAGATCTCGATATCGGGCCGATGAGAATGTTTATACTCGGAGGCTGGTATTCTCTTTTGCATTTTATTTTATCTGTTAGAAAAAATATTGATATAGACTATTGCAGAAGTGTAGACTTAGATCCTATTGTTTCTTATAATGCCAATAAAATTAACAATTCGTGGGAAATCAAAGATTGGAAATTCCGCGCTTATCCGTTCGATGCTAATAAATTAGAATACACTTACGATACCGATAAAATTAATTGTGTTGTAAATACCAGCACAGAACATTTTAAATCTAAGTTATGGTACAATTTAATCCCAAAAGGAACTTTG